GTCACCCTTCGAAAAGGTGCTTTCGCATTATCTGAGAGTGGCGTTCTTTAATTCGCCCTCCTCGACGTGTTGGAATACGTCGGATACCGACCCTTTAGTAAGGTCGAATATTCTCAGGTTCCAGTACTCTCGCCCTTAGCCGACCCGGCTTTGGGGTGCTCGAGAGTTCCGGTTACGCTGCCCTGCCAAGGCAGACTAACCATAATCTATCCGAAAGGAAAAATCATGGTTGCTCCCGTAACTGGACCCTTCAACCGCGTTACCGACCGTAAAGGTCCCCCTAACCATGTTGGCTATTCACCAATATGGTCAAGAAAGGACTCTACGTGGTACCGGCAGAAGAAGCCTTATAACCTCCCTCTCGGGAGAGTTATGACGCTACGGCAGGTAGTTAGCATGCTGGATACCTGGAATGACTCCAGGGACTACAGCAGCGCTTCTCCTAAAAATGTCTCGCATTTGGCTAATGCAACGAACAAAAGCTATGCTAAGTTCGTAGACAGTCTAGGTGACCGTAGCCTTTGGGCTACTAATCTCTTAGAAATGGGTCAGTCGGTTGACATGATTACCCGCAGAGCTTTGCAACTCAAGCGGTTTGTCACGAAATTGAACCACTTTGATTTCTTTGGCGCTGGGCGTGAACTCGGTCTTCCGAAAGATCGGGCAATTGCCAAGAACCTCAAAAGGGAATCAAAAGCCTTCGCCAACAACTTCCTCGAATATCATTTCGGTTGGGAGCCATTGGTGAAAGACATTTATGCTGCCACGGAAAGCGTAACTAACCCCTTCAAACCCAAAAGGTATAGAGGGCGTGGTCGGTATTCTGACCAGGTTGTTAGTTACGGAAACGGTTCTATGTTTATAACTAAAACCGAATCCAAGTGTCAGCATCAAGCGGATATTTCGGTGTCAAACCCGAATGCTCTGCTTATGAGTCAGCTGGGTCTTGTCAACCCGGCCTCCGTGGTTTGGGAGGCTGTAAAGTTCTCCTTTGTCGTTGATTGGTTTGCTAATGTTGGTCAAGTTTTGTCCAGCATGACAGACTTCGTGGGTTTGTCCTTAACGAACTCATTCACGTCGACGTCACAGAAGATCACGGTGGACGAATACTATTATTCCTGGAGCAGCTCTGTGCCTTCTGTCAGACTTCTGACACAGCACATAGTCACCCAGGGGGTATACGTCAATCGCTCACTCGGGATTACTGGACCCGTTTTAGCGATTAAGCCTTTTAAGGGGCTTAGTGTTACTCGCGGTGCTACCGCGATCGCGTTGCTTTTGCAACAAATGAGGTGATATTCGGTCGCCTTACCCACTTCCCATCCAAGGGAATTTTCGAAGGAGTCATCCTATGCCAACCATGGCAAACATCACTGTCAAGGCCTCAAACGGCACAACCGACGTCGTGTACACCGCTGTCACAGCTTCCGGGGGCGATAAGTCCCCTGCTGTATGGCGGAATGATGCATTTGGTGGAACTATCGGGCAGCGCCCGGAGCTCCGGATCAAATCGGCCCCGAATGGTACGAATACCACCCGGAAAGTCGAAGGGTCCTTCACCATGCCTCAGCTGTACACGGACACGACTACGTCCTTGTCGAAGGTGGCGACCCGCGCAAACCTCCAGTACTCGGCAGCTGTCCCTTTGGACATGTCTGACGCGCAACTGGCGGAATTCGCGGCTCAATTTGGCAACCTCATGGCTGCCGCGTTGATCAAGTCGATCCATTCTTCTGGCTACTCTGCGACCTGATGTTCGCATGAGCTCTTAGGAGAGACGTATGTCCAATACTTTCTTCGATCGTCAGATTGAGAAAGCGGTCCTTCGCTTCTGCGAGGACCTCTCCAGCCCCATGTCACTTAAGGTATCGTTATTGATACGGCATGGGGAGTGGGATCAGCTTGCGTCTTGCAAGATTGATCCGAGGCAGTATATTGATGCTGAAAGCTATTGGCGTGATGCCACCGCTACCAGCCTCCTTCGAAAGATGGTAGAGCTTCCTACAACCTTTGACCGTAAGGCCAAAGCTGAAGAAGCTTTTCTGTCTAACGAAGCTACTTGCCTTCGCACTAATCGGCGGCTATATCCGTATCTCTTTCCTCACTTTGAGGTAGAGCCCGGCGTACGCGACTTTTTGGGTCGCGCGCGTAAAGTTATAGCCGAAATTTTGGGCCGCCTCCCCGACGATGTCGAGGGTAGGTTTGGTCCAGGTGCGACTTATGGAGATAGGGGTCGGTTTACAACAATCCCTGACAAAATGTCAGCTAATCCCACGTTGACTCCGGACGCAAAGTACCACATTTTACCGTGGCACCAAACATTATGGGCTAAAGCCTTTAATGAGTCTGGTCGAGAGTTGGCTTGGGTCCAGGGGAATCGTTTCACAACGGTCCCGAAAGATTGCGAGAAGGATCGCGGCATCGCCGTCGAACCCTCTATTAACGCTTTCTTTCAACTGGGCTACGGGCGTGTCATCCGACATCGCCTCAAGCGCGCGGGTCTTAACCTGCAGGTTGGACAGGATATTCATAGGCGGGTCGCCTGTGAAGCCTCCATCAGAGGCCATCTTGCTACAATCGATCTCTCAAATGCAAGCGACACCGTTAGTAGGAATTTAGTCAAACTCCTACTCCCCACAAAATGGTACGAAGTTCTCGACGATCTCCGATCGAAGAAGACTGAGTTCCGTGGGAAATGGCACGTGCTGGAGAAATTCTCCAGCATGGGTAACGGTTTCACCTTTGAGCTTGAGACCTTGATCTTTCTCGGTCTCATCCTCGCTTTATCGACAGATGGCCACAAGCTTGAAGTCGGTCGCAATGTTTTCGTCTTTGGAGACGACATCATTGTGCCGAGCGAGATCTCTCAGGATGTGATCTCTATGCTTGAGTTCTTTGGGATGTCCGTGAATAAGGGGAAAACCTTTGTTGACGGTCCTTTCAGAGAAAGTTGTGGTGGGGATTTCTTCTTGGGAGTGGACGTACGCCCATTCTTTTTGAAGGAATACCCGAATGAACCGCAGCAACTCATCTCTTTCGCAAACGGTCTTAGACGCCTTAATAAAGGCGCCGAGGGCCGCTCGTCTATCACTAGGCGTGCTTGGTTTAGCGTTCTTGACGCTTTACCTAGTCGCCTCAGACACCTCCGTGGTCCAGAAGACCTCGGAGATCTGCTTGTGCATGACGAGGAAGAGTGCTGGCAATTCCGCTGGCGCAGTGGGATCAGGTACTTCAATGTCTATCGTCCCGCTCGATACCGGAAGGTATCGTGGCGGAACTTTAAACCTGGAGTTACCCTTGCAGCAGCCATCTACGGCGTGCCATGGAATAACGGGGATATCATTCCCCGAGACGCCGTGGCAGGTTATAAGATAGGCTGGGTCCCGAGGTCTTAACCTCGGGTGGC